CGCAGTAGCTAGGTTCGTAAGCTTGGTTTCAAGCTCGCGAATCTTAACTTCGTGCCTTATCAATTCGGCAGTACTGTTTGTCTTGATTGTGGTAGCGGTTTTTCCGTTATTCATAATCATTCTTCGTTCTAGTCGTAGTGTTGGTGCATGCTCTAGGAGGAATACCTTATGGTATCCAATAAGAGCCTAGATGAAATAAAAGTCATCGAACACCTACTCTACGACGCTCACGTGTCTTGGAGTAGTTACTTCAACGCTCGGGCTTACCGGCTAACAGTTGCAAAACTGCGCCAGCGAGCTCGTGATGAAGGAGTGAGTTTTCTTACGAAAACTCTACCTCGATTGGGCAAGTGCCTTGATCAGGCGCTTGCAGGTGCCACAAAACTAACAGGAGCCGTTCATGGTTTTGATACCATGAATGGTTCTGAACTTCCTAGATTCCTAGGTGAGTTCTTTAGTCGTGTGCTCCAACCGACTGGGGAGGTCCTTCATAACCCTGACACACAATGCGTCAGCGTACTACGGCAAATATTATACTCGTTTTACAAGTATGAATTGCCCTATACAGAAACACAGACCCAACAGGTCATCGACAGTTTCAAAAAAACTGAAGATGATCTTATTCGTGTCGATGCTTCCAACGTTTTATTACGTTGCGCATTGCATGATCACTGCATCAAGAACAGAAGACGTCGAGTCTCTTGGGAGGATCTTAAAGATCCTTCCTGGATTCTTAAACAATCTTCTCAGCTTGATATAGTTCGCGAAGCTCGTCTTCTCCTTTGGGAGTTATTCGAGCGGTTCGATCCTTATAATATCACACCTAGACATGGTCCCGGTGTCGTCTCTACAAAAGAGCGACTAGGAGCCAAGTTTATGTGGCGTAATGTTAGTAATCGAATCACAGAAGTTTATCCTTTTGATGCGTATTTCTGCGCATCTCAAGGACATGTCTGTGATATTGGTCATGGATTCGATTCCATAACTGATACGGATCATTCGGCGCAAGTTTTACTTGTTCCGAAAGATTCTCGCGGGCCTCGCCTCATATCATGTGAACCCGTTGATTTTCAATGGATTCAGCAAGGTTTGAGGAAGGCAATTTATGAGTTGGTGGAGACACATGAACTTTCAAAGTTCAATGTCTTCTTCACTAATCAGAAACCCAACCAGTGCGGTGCCCTATTAGGGTCCGCTACTGGTCGATACGCGACCTTAGACCTCAAAGAGGCATCTGATCGCGTTTCTGTTAGTTTAGTCCACCTATTGTTTCCAGACCACCTTCACAGGTTTCTGGATGCATCTAGGAGTGTTTCTACAGTGTTACCAAGCGGTGAGAAACTTATTCTCAGAAAGTTTGCCCCAATGGGATCAGCATTATGCTTTCCCATTATGGCACTCACTATCTGGGCGTTGCTCACTGCAAGTGCACCTGACGCGGATACTCGTGAGAGTACTCTCGTGTATGGTGACGACGTTATAGTACCAACCGCATTCGCGGAGAGCGCTATAAGCATCCTCGAGGCATTTGGTTTACTTGTAAACCGTGCCAAGAGCTGTATCCAAGGATTCTTTAGGGAATCCTGTGGCACCGACGCCTTCAAAGGCGTTGATGTTACTCCGGTCCGTTTCAGGACTGTTTGGAACGAGTCACCTCGTCCTGACGTCTATACCAGCTGGATTGCTTACGCAAACTCATGCTGGGATAAGCGGCTATATAGCACATACGAG